ACTTTTGCATATCCACCGAGCGCACCAATTGCCAATTCAGTTGTTGTAATGCCTGATGATCCCTACTTGGTGCCAAACAATCAAACACGCTCAACCATTTTGCCATTTGCTCGGTTCAAAATTATGATTATGGTGCCTTTATTGGATAACCAAGGTAATCTCAACACCATCGAAACCTTTGCAGTTGCCGTATATAACAAACTTGCAGCAGCTAGTTACCAAATGAATATTAGCGGATTTAGCGCACCATCAACTTTGGCCCTAGCAACTGGGGATCTTTTGACCACTGATTGCTCAATTGAAGTATTAAGTGAATGGAGTTAATTATGAACTATGAAGTGTTAGCAGGCATCGTTGGTGGGAAAACCGCAGGGCAAATCCTAACCGATGAGGACTTAGCAACAGCGAACATTGAGGCACTGATCTCCGGTGGCTCGATCAAACCGATAACGGCGAAAACAAAGAAAGATGAGGCAGCAGAATAATGGCACTTACAACGCAGTTAAATAACAATGTTAGCGTTACCATCAACTCGGTTGATCTGAGCGATCAAGTTACCAGCGTAACAATCAACCAACAATTTGATGAGTTAGAAACCACTTCAATGGGCGCAACTGCTCATACATTTGTGAAGGGCTTGGAGTCGAGCACAATCACATTGGACTTCTTAAACTCTTACGCAGCATCAGAAGTTGCAGCTACATTGCAAGCAGCGTATGGCACAAATGTGCAATGCGTAATTTTGCCAGTAAAAGGCACCGCAGTAAGCGCAACAAATCCGCAATACACTGCAACTATCTTGGTAAATAACCTCACACCAATCAACGGTGCAGTTGGCGATTTATCAACCCAATCAATTACTTTCACTTGCACCAGCACAGTGGCAGTTTCAACAACCGCATAACAACTAACCAAAGGGGCTAGGCAATGGCTAAGTTAAAGATCACACGCACCACCGGTGAGGTTCAAGAGTTTGAAATCACACCAATAATTGAATACGCGTTTGAACAGAATAAAAAGAAGGGTATTCACAAAGCCTTTGCGGATGACCAAATGCAATCTGATGTTTACTGGTTGTGTTGGGAAGCCATTCGGCGATCCGGCGAAGCAGTGCCCGTATTTGGTGAGAAGTTTCTGGAAACGCTGAAGGCAGTAGAGGTATTAGATAGCGACCCTTTAGGGGCTTGAGTGGCAAAGACTCACTCACCTATTTGGTCGCAAATCTAAGTGTAGAAACTGGGATCGCACCCAGTGAGTTCATCGGGATGGATCCGGTGATGCTTAAGATGATTTTACGAGTGCTTGAGGAAAGGGCAAAGGCAATCAAAGATGCGAGCCGCCAATCTCCAAGGACTCAACGCCGCAATTAAAAACATCCGGCGCATCTCACCTGACCTACTTAAAGAAATGAACCGCGAGATTAAAGTATTAACCAAAGAGATGGTTAGCGATGCAAAAGGATATGCACCGCGCACCGTGCCTGCTGGTTTGAGTCATTGGGCGGATTCCGGCCGCCAATGGTCAGCCTTTGATGGGTCTGAAATTGTCAAGGGAATTAAGGTCAGCACTGCTCGTAATAAGATCGGCAAAAATGGCTGGTCATCTCAGGTCAAATTGCTCAATGCATCCGCAGCTGGTGCAATCTATGAAACCGCAGGCCGAAAGAATCCAACCGGTCAGCCGTGGGTAGGGCCAAATGGTGGTGGTGGCAAACGCTATTCACACTCTCGTAACCCAAATGCAGGCAGACAATTTATTGATGCGATCGAAAAAGATTCAGGCATCACAGTGCGAGGCGAAAAGCAAGGGCGCATTATCAATCGGGCATTTGATGAAAATAAGGCAGAAATTGTGCCAGCAGTAACCAGCGCGATATTTAGGGCAACCGAGAAGTTTAACGCACTGCCAAAGGGGGTTCGCAATGGCTAGAGGCAATGCTTACGGCATCCCGTTAATTGTTACAGCCAACACCACTGGTGCAAAAAAGGTTGAAAAATCATTAAAAAATCTAATTAAACAAACCAAATCATTTGGACTCACTAGCAAACTTAGTATTGGTGCAGCTAGCGTGGCACTTACTGCATTTGCTAAAAAGTCAGTTGCAGCTGCACTTGCGGATGAAAAGGCTCAAAAGAGTCTGACTCAAACTCTTAAAAATTTGGGATTGGCTTACAACACAGTTGGTGTAACTAATTACATTGACAGCCTACAAAGGGCAACTGGCGTATCTGAGGATGAACTTAGACCGGCATTTCAAAAATTAGTGTTGGTGCTTGGGGATGTTGGCAAAGCCCAAAGTGCACTATCACTTGCAATGGATATTTCAGCCGGTACGGGCAAAGATCTCAGCGCAGTATCAATGGCATTGGCAAAAGGTTACTCAGGACAAACGACAGCCCTTAGCCGTTTAGGTGCAGGACTTAGCAAAACACTTCTCAAATCTGGTGATATGGAAGCAATCACCGCGCAATTGTCCAAACTCTTTGCAGGTCAAGCACAGGCAGCGGTTAAAACTTATTCAGGCCAAATGGCAATTCTTACGGTATCAGCCAAAGAAGCAAGCGAAACTATTGGATTTGCATTGGTTGATTCATTAGCCAAATTAAGTGGTGATCAAGGCGTTAAAGGATTAGCAATGCAAATGGAATCCTTGGCCCAATCCAATGCTGATGTGCTAATTGGCTTTACTGACATATTGGCCAAGTTCAAGATTATGAAAGATGCAAAACCAAGCAAAGGATCAATTCTGGATTTGATTCCGATAATTGGTCCATCACTTACAAATCTTTTAGGCTCAAGAGGTCAAAGAGTCAGAGAATCAAAAACGGCAAGAACTGAAGCTAATCCATTTGATCGTGGCCTTAACAATCGTGCATTAAATCTCGCAACCAAGATTGTGGCAAAGAAAAAAGAAGCTGCAAAGATTGACAAGGCAGCGGCAGCCAATACTAAATTGCAAGGAATGTTTGACATTGATGCAATCCAGATAGCCGCTGCACTCAAGGGCAAGATCAGCGAATTAGACCGCAAGAGCCTTGAGGCAATGCAAGCACTTAAAACAGCAGACAAAAACGATGATATATCTGCCCTTAAAGAATTAGAGCAGGCCAAGATCAATGCAGATGCAGCAGACCGTGCACGCAAGATTAAAGCGTTGCAAGACACCATCAACTTTAATAAAGCGGCATTGGATGATTGGCAAGCCAATTTTGACAAGATGAATAGCAATACAACCAAAATGCTTGGGCTAAGTGCAGCCGCTTACAGCGTTGGTGCACCAGGCTCAACACAACAAACAGGCATTCAACAAGCGCAATCAGATTTGTTCAAAGGCACTTTGCCTGACTTAAGTTATTTAACTTTTGATCTTGCAGCACTTGGCGCAGCTAATGCACAAATGAACGCAGGTATTGCAGCACAACAAGCGGCCAATGTAACCGTGAACCTACAAGGTGGAATCAATATCGGCAGCACACTTGAGTTTTATCAAACAGTGCAAGCTGCAGTGCAAGAGGCAACCCGCAACGGTTGGAGTCTTGCCGGAACAGCAACCGGATGAGCCTTCCCGCCATTGCCGTAGTCATCAACTTTTCGAGCGGCCCGTCATTTGGTCAGGCAATGATTATTGGAACTGGTGTGCTTGGCGTAAATATCTTGGCCGATAGTGCAACCGTTACAGCGGATGTTTCAGACACAGTGCAAGCGGTTAATATCTCCCGAGGCCGCAACGCTCTCAGCGATGTATTCCAGACCGGCACTTGCAGTGTTGTGATTGCTGATGAAACTGGAGCATTTAACCCAAATAACACGGCAAGCCCTTATTACGGATTGATTCAACCATTGCGCAAAATCACAATCACTGCCACAGATCCGGCCACCGGCATTGTGTGGGCAATGTTTGCGGGTTACACCACCGGATTTAATTACCAGCAAAGCCGATATGTTGGAGAAGTATCAACCACAACAATCACAGCAGTTGATGGATTTAGACTTGCAAACCTCGCACAACTTACAACCGTGGCAGGATCAGCAGCAGGCAACCTTTCTGGCACGCGGATCACTCAAATACTTGATGCAATTGCTTGGCCTAATTCAATGCGGGACATTGATGCAGGGCAGACTACGGTGCAGGCAAATCCCACAACCAACGCAACGGCCCTTGCCAAACTTCAGCAAGTCACGGATTCTGAGTACGGCAGCCTTTATATTGATGCCTCGGGCAATATGGTATTTCAGGATCGCTTATTTACTGAGTCAAGTGTTGCAGCTACACCAACGGTGTTTGCGGATAATGGGACGGGTATCCCTTATAGCCAAATCAAATGGTTGTTTGATGATACGCAAGTTTACAATTCTGCCAGTATCACGCGTATCGGAGGCACTGCACAAACGGCTGAGAATGCCAGCAGCATTGCCCTTTACTTCAAACATTCATACAACCGCACCGATTTAATTATGGAAACCGACGCAGTGGCATTGCAATATGCGCAGGCTTATGTTGCAAGCCGTCAGGCCACAACAATTAGATGTGACGCAATTAGCCTTGATCTAAACACGACCAGCACGGCCGGTGTCACAGCAGCATTGCAGTTGGACTACTTCGACCCAATAACCGTAAAGAGCACGCAACCGGCTGCATCTGGCACCAGCACGCTGGACAAAACCTTGCAAATTTTTGGCGTATCTCACGCGGTCACCCCAAATACTTGGGTAACTACTTTCACGACCCTTGAACCAATCATTGATGCCTTCATTATTGGATCAAGTCAATACGGGATTTTAGGCACTTCGGTACTATCATACTAACCACAAAGGAGCAATAGATGGCAACAGGATTTCCAGCAGCTACAGGTGATGTGCTCAGTGCTGCAATGTTTAACGGGCTAGTGAGTTACACAATTAACACGCAATCAGGCACAACTTACACGCTTGCAAGCACTGATCAGTATCAGGCACTTGTCATTACTTCTAATGCATCAACCAAGACCGTGAGCATTCCAACGGATGCCACTTACGCATTTCCTAACGGCACTGCAATTACCATTATGAACACAGGCGCAGGATTGCTAACTATCAACGCGGTGACTTCTGGCACAACCACAGTAACCAGTGCCGGTGCAACTAGTGCAAGCCCTACGGTGGCACAATACAAAGCAGCCGTTTGTTTGAAAACTGCAACAAATGCGTGGACTATTGTAGGCGCGGTTTCATAGTGATTGGCAATGTCGTTGCAGGGGTAATTGATGTTATCGCCCCGCCAAAAACTTTAGAGTATTTGGTCATTGCTGGCGGTGGCGGAGCGGGTTCAAATACTGCCGGTGGAGCCGGCGGTGGTGGATACCGTACGGATACCACTTTTGCATTTGTTAAGGGCACAAATTACACCGTAACAGTAGGCGGCGGCGGCACTGGATCTGTTTCAACTGGCAACGGCACTAAAGGCACAAATTCAACTTTCAGTACCATTACATCAACAGGTGGCGCGTTAGCACCAAATACAGGAAATGGACAAACAGGCGGCTCCGGTTCAGGTGGAGCTGGTGGTTCAGGTTCTACGACAGGTGGCGCGGGCAATCAAGGCGGATATTCTCCAGTTGAAGGTTACGCAGGCGGTACGGGATTGAATCCTAATCCTTATTCAGGCGGCGGCGGCGGCGGAGCCGGTGGCGTAGGTGGTAACGGTGGAGCCGGTGGTGGTGGTACTGGTGGTGTAGGTCGCTCTAGTTCAATTACTGGCACTTCAATAGGTCGCGGCGGTGGTGGTGGTGGTGCAAGTACAAGCACAAGCGGCACGGCCTCAGACGGCGGCGGTACAGGCGGTAGGGCGGGCGTAAATGGTGTAGCAGGTACAGCCAACACAGGCGGTGGCGGTGGTGGTGGCTACCAGAGCGGCGAAAATGGCGGTAATGGTGGTTCGGGCGTGGTCATATTAAAATACTTAACAGCAGACGGCACAATCACAATTGGTGCAGGTTTAACAGGTTCAACGGCTACGAGTGGCAGTTACAAAGTTACAACAATAACTGCTGGCACTGGAAATGTGAGTTGGGCATAATGGCGCATTACGCATTTTTAGATAATAACAATGTAGTTACCGAGGTAATCACAGGCATTGATGAAACCGAATTAATAGAAGGTTTGCACCCTGAGATTTGGTACGGCAATTTTAGAGGGCAGACTTGCAAGCGAACCAGTTACAACGGCAATTACAGATTTAATTACGCGGGTGTTGGTATGCATTACGACCCAATTGCTGATGCATTTATTGCACCTGATCCAGATTGTCATCCTGAAAGAATCTTAAACACCGACACTTACCAATGGAATTGTGCAAATGCCGACCACATTAAAATCAGATAACGGTTGGCCAGCAAGCAAAGATCCTGCTGAGATTGGCATCAAGTCTTATCCCGTAAAGGGCACAACAATCAAGCTGCGATGTGCTGAAAAGGTTGCGCCGTTGTTGGTGGGCTTTGCAGCTGAGTTTCACGAAAAGATCGAGCCGATAGATGAAGGCACCCTTGACGATTGGGGGTACTGTTTTAGAATGGTCAGAGGGCAAACCGAACGCCTGAGCAATCACAGCAGTGGTACCGCAATTGATCTAAACGCATCCAAGCATCCACTAGGTGCAGAGCACACCTTTCCCGAGGGCAAGGCTGCAATCATCATTGAACTAGCTGCCAAATATGGTTTGAAGTGGGGCGGTACTTATCGTAATCGCAAAGATGAAATGCATTTTGAAGTTTGCCTGACCCCTAAACAGGCAACGGAGCGTATCAACGCTCTGGGATTGGAGCACTAAATGGCACTACAAATAAAAGCAGCTTGCGGAACATATCTCCGTGCGTTGCTGACCATCTTGCTAACCTTGATGGCCACAATTGGAGGATCACCGCTGGACTTCACCAGTGCGGATTGGCGAATGCTTGCCAATGGACTTTGGGCATCTCTTTTGCCGGTCATTATGCGTGCCTTGAGCACAGCAGATGACAAATACGGTAGAGCACCAAAAGAGTAGAACCCGACACGCGGGGCGGATGTTGCGCAATGTCTGCCCCTAGTGTCACACTGATAGTCCGGACTAGAAAGGACTAGAAAATGGCAGCAAACACCGCATTTGCAGTAATGGTGGCAATGTACATAGCAATTTGTTTTGGATGTGTACTTCTTGGATACGCGATAGGCCACCGAGATGGCAAGCACATAGGTTACAAAAGAGGCCGTGCAATCGGTTACTCAAAAGCCAAGCAGGATTGGAACCTAACTAATGGCATTTAACCTTGATGATTACCAACCAGTAGATGAGCGGATTGCCCTATTTTGGGTGAAATATCCTGAAGGTCGCATTGATACCGATTTGGTGTTCAACGATGGCAAATGCTTTATTATCAAAGCCACTGCATACCGTAATGATGGCACTATTATTGCCACAGATTACGCCCAAGAGATCATTGCAACTCACGGTGTAAACGCCAACTTTGCCCTTGAGAATGGATGCACCAGTGCAATTGGCCGAGTGTTGGCCACGGCTGGATTTCAAGCCAAGATTGGCAAACGCCCAAGCCGTGAGGAAATGGCAAAGGTGCAAAGGGTTGCAGCTGGTGATCCAGTGCCACAGGATGATCTTTGGAACAAACCATCAGATCCGGACTTGGCAACGGCAATGCAAGTATTGAGTGCAATTGCTACACCTATTGAGCGTGAGCCAAACGAGCGGGCGCACCCTTGCAAGCACGGCACCAGAGCGCATAAGAGTGGAACCAGTGCAGCGGGCAAGAAATGGGAAGGCTATTTTTGCGAGGCAACACCTAAAAGCCAACAATGCGCCCCAGTGGGGATGGATGGCAAAGAGTGGGTGAAGCGTGGGTGATCTAGAGATTTATTTCCCAGACAAGACCGCACTTCACTTCACCAGCACCGGCGTTAGTGACCACGATTCAGAAATTTGCGATGGATGCAATACTCGCCAATTCATTACCGGTGGCATTATGAGTGACCAGATATTCGTATGCGCAAGGTGCCGAGTGATTGATCGCAATGAATGAGTTGCAACTATTTACCTATCTAAAAAGCCGGTACATTCCCGATCTACTGATGAATCCAGATCCAGTTGCACGCTTTGATTGTGAAAGTGAGCAGCTGGGGGTTTACATAGAACTTAAGTGCCGTGATACTCACTATGACGAGTTGATGATTGAACGCGACAAGTACCACGCAATAACGCAACGGGCTTGGGTAAATGGCAAGACTGCGCTCTACATATGCTCAACACCAAAGGGCATTTGGTCATTTAACCTAAACAAACTCACAATGCCTTCTTGGTTCTACTTTGATGGATTGCCTGCCACCACCGAGTTTTCAAACACTGACACAGTGACCAAGGTTGTGGGATTCTTACACATTAGGCGTGGCAAAAGGATCGGTGCCTATGGCGCAAGATGATCTGCTGGATTTTCAGTTTGAAGAGATCCCACTAGCAGCAACCAGTGACGATTACTACACGCCCAAATGGGTGTTTGATGCACTAGGTTTGCAATTTGATATTGATGTAGCCAGTCCCGTTGGTGGGATTTCTTGGATACCGGCCAAACGCTACTTCACCCAGTACGACGATGGATTAGCACAAGATTGGGGGGGGGGGCGTGTTTGGATGAATCCACCTTATTCCAAGCCTTCACAATGGGTTATTAAATGGTTAGAAAACAACAACGGCATTTGCTTGGTTCCAATGTCTAAATCCAAATGGTTTGAGATTTTGTGGCAAAATTGTGGGGGAATTATTGCAATGCCATCAAATCTCAAGTTTGTAAATGGGCAATCTGAAAAAGCAAGCATATTTATGCCCGTTGTACTAGCCGCTGTAGGTTTAGAAAATGTAGCTGCACTTAAAGCCAGCGGTATTGGATTTGTACGATGATTGAGGGCATCCGGTATTTCAAGTGTCGAGGCGTATGCCAAGGCCCTGCACCATTTAGCACATACACCTGCTACGACCTGCCAGAGGGCCTCTCAATGATCCAATGCCTTGATTGCCTATTTGTCACAGTGGCAATGGATGAACAGGCCTTAAAACGCAAACCACGCACTTTGGAAGGGGAGTTTAACTAATGGATCAAACAATTAGCCGATGCACTGGATGTGGGCAGTGGTTAGAAGCGACACACCGCGATTGCACTACCTGCTTGATTTGGAATAGTAGGAAGGTCTAATATGCCGAGTCCTACTCAACTGCGTGAGGATAAACAGCAGGGCGCATTGATTGTGCGTTGTAGCCCGTTAGAGGGGCAACCTTTGGCCTGCCCTGATCAACGGCCATTCCCTCAATGGGGGGGATATGGGGGGGCATTAAGGTTGTTGTTATGCCTTGGGCTTTGTCTTGTAGCTGCACTACCAGCAAACGCAAAGGCGCAAGATCAACAGACTTGGGAAGTGCACCTACTCAAGATCACTAGAGATTACAAAGAGTATAAATGCGTAAAGAGATTGATATTCAAAGAATCCTCTAACAATCCGAAAGCGGTGAATGGTTCCCACTACGGCCTTGCACAAGGTCGCACACGGTACTTGGCCACAGCCTCACCAACGGCGCAGATAACTTGGATGATGAAATACATAAGAGCACGATACGATGATGGATGCAGTGCACTACGGCACAGCAATCAAAAGGGCTGGTACTGATGGGTTTATCACTTCAATCAACAGAGTGGAAACGAATTAGATTAGAGATACTTCAACGCGATCAATACACCTGCTATATGTGCGGTGGGCCTGCCAATGAGGTGGATCATATTTTGCCAAGGAGTCGAAATGGCTCGGATGAAGCGGAAAACCTTGCAGCTGCGTGCCGTCGTTGCAATAATGCAAAGTCTGGGAAGGTTGCTAAACCGGTTTTTTTGAGCACAACCC